ATAGCTTTTAATAACAAATCTTTATTTGATGTTGCATATATTGAACCAGTTGTAGCACCACCATTACTTGAGTTGATATATAAATCATTTTTAGATTGTATATATGTTTTATCTGCGGTTGATGTAAATTGTGCTTGAGTACCTGTACCACCTGTATAAAAATCAACGCCAGCATATGCTGTAAATGTATTATCATTTACAATAAAACCTTTATAACTATTAATAGTTATTTGATTATTAGCCGATATAGTGCCAGGTGCTTGTAAAGCAATATCTTTACCTGATGTAAATGTAATACTACCTGTAGCACCAGCTAAAGTACCTTCAAATATTAAATCACCATTTGATTGGAAATAGTTTTTATCTCCTAAGAATTGTACTTCTTGTTGAGCCCACGTTGTACCTGTATTAAAACCAAATTTAAGTTGTCCAGAACCATTAACAGGATTATTAATTAATAATGGATATTGTGTATTTGTTAATGTTTGTACACCAGTAAATGTGTTTGAACCTGTAGTAGCATAAGAACCACTATCAAATGTTGCACTAGTACCTGAAGTACCTGCTGTTCCAGAACTACCAGAAGAACCATTCACACCTGAGCTACCACTAGTTCCTGCAGTTCCAGAAGAACCGTCTATACCTGATGAGCCACTTGTACCTGCTGTTCCAGAAGAACCTGATGTACCATTTCCTGAACTACCACTTGTACCAGCTGTTCCTGATGAACCTGAACTACCATTACCAGAAGATCCACTTGTACCTGAGGTACCAGATGTTCCTGGAGGTGTTGTTGTTATAATAAATAATATATTATCGTTACCACTAAACTGATGTGTTGCTGAAACTAATGTAACAGGAAATGTATAATAAGTTGTATTATCAACTGATGTTCCCACATTCCATACTTGATAGTTATTGTGATTTGTTTTGTCTTGTAATGTAATAGTTGAACCTGAAGCTATATTACCTATGAATATATCAAGATTATCATTTTGTGTGTCTTGTTCACTTACATTAATAAATGTTGCTCCTGTTTGTGGTGCTTGGTTCCAAGTAATATATCCTGAACCAGGGTCACCACTTGTTGAAACTGTTTTAGCTTGATAATTAAAAAATGAGTTTGATACACCAGATGTACCACTAGTGCCTGATGTTCCGTTACCTGAAGAACCAGAAGTTCCTGCAGTTCCAGAAGAACCATTACTACCATTAGCACCTGAAGAACCTGATGTGCCAGCTGTACCGCTAGAACCATTAGCACCTGAACTTCCACTCGTACCTGCAGTGCCACTAGATCCTGCTGTACCACTAGTTCCTGAAGAACCATTAGCACCTGCAACACCACTAGAACCTGACGTTCCTGAGCTACCATTAGCACCAGAACTTCCTGATGTTCCACTTGTGCCTCTAGTACCAGAGCTTCCGCTTGATCCTGAGCTACCATTAGCACCGCTAGAACCAGATGTTCCTGAAGTTCCTCTAGATCCAGATGTTCCGCTAGATCCTGATACGCCACTAGAACCAGATGTTCCAGCTGTACCTGAACTACCAGATGATCCATTAACACCGCTAGAACCTGACGTTCCAGATGTGCCTGAAGTACCGTTTGTAATAGGCACACCATTTATATAAAATGCTCCTTCAACATAAACTGAACCTGATAATATTTGATCGTCAGTAAGTTCATCTCCTAATTGGTTTGAACCACTTGAGTATATTACTGAAGCAGTTTCGTATATTGTATGTAGGTAATTAAATGATGCAGAGTCTGCACTAATATTACCTATTATATCTAATGAACCTGTAATTGCTACTGAACCACTAATATTAGTACCATTATCTGCTACAATATCAATACGTTTAACTGAACCATAATTATCAACTTTAACGTATGTTACATCATTACCAATAAATAATTGACCGCCACTTGCTGTGATATGTGTGTCAGTTGGTGATGTATTATATACTTGTAAATATCTTGCGTCATTTTGATCTGGTTTTAAGAATAAACTTCCTGTACCAATAACATCTGTTGAATGTAATGAACCTGTCACACGTAATCCACGATTGAATTGTGGTTCTGGTTGTGAACCATCGTTTGCATCAACACTCATAAAAGGAACTGCAGATATGTTACCTGTACCATTATTCCAATCTGTCATTCTTATACCTGCAGCATCTGCTTGTAACCAAAGTTCATTATCATAACTTGCGCCATCCCAAGATATTACACCTAAAGATGCTGAATGATTATTTGCTGCAATATATATGTTCGCATTATCTGTATATGTTTCTATGTTTAATTCTGATGGCGTAATAGTTGATGCATTACCATTGATAATGTAAGTAGCTGAACCACTTAATATACTATGACTGCCAGTTTGATATATTGAACCTGATTGTATTGTATCGCCATTGATATGTAATTTATTGCCTTGTGTGTTTAACATATAAACATCACCCTCACCACCATCATCGTTTAGATGCAATGTTCCACCACTTAATGCTGAGAAGTATAAAGCACCTGACACATTATTAAGATAGTTGAAAGCACTATTACTCCAAGTTATTGCTCCTGTCATATCCAATGATCCAGATAAAACTATATCATTATTTGATGTTGTGTTTGTATCACCTATTACCAAATTGTCATTTACATAACCATCAGTAGATATAGCAATTGAAGATGTACTCTCATTGTGGAATATAAATCTACCGTCATTCCACGCAAAATAACTCATTACTGAACTAGTTGGTGAGAATGTGTCGTTATAAAATCTTTCTAACCAAGGTGTGTCATTATCTGCGTGAATAGATGCTAATGTATTATCGGGTAACATAGTTCCATCATATACTAATTTACCATTACTTCCTGTAATAGTTTGTTTACCTGTAAAGATATTAGATCCAGTGGTTGCAAATGAACCTGTGTCAATTGAACTTCCTGTAATTGGTGTCCCATTAACAGTAAAACTTCCTGATATGTTAACTTGAGTTGTACTAATTTGTAAAGGAGAATTATCCCCATCACCTGTTTGTACAGTTTGAAGTGTGTTAGTTAGACCATTAGTACTATCGGTCATCTTTAAGAGACCTTGGTACGATTGTGATACATAGAGATTTGTAAGTTGCCCCATAGTGTTTTTAATATTTTTGTGTTATACGTTTTCCCAGTCTTTTGAAACGTTTTTCCATAATTCAGCAACCTCAGCCCAAGTAAGACCTTTTGTAAATGGTAACTCAGGAAGCACACATCTGTCAAATGAATACTTCTGAATGAAGTGAAAGTCAATTATCCATCCAGATAAAACTGTTTCAGTTTTCTCATAGAATGGTGTAACGTTCGCTTCCCACCCTGCTTCAAAGTCAGATAGATATAGCTTTGCAAAAAAGTCCTTAACAATTTCCAATTGATCAGATAATACTTCCGTAAAATTTGATATGTCATTGTTTAGCTTATCCACAAAGAATACCCTCCAACCTAAATGTATATGTCCTGGTTGAATGTGAGTACTATCAGGTAGGACATACATACGTGGGTATCTTGGTTCCTGTTTTGTTATTATGTCATTAGTTAATTGTTCTATATCTCCAAATCCATATGATTCAACCTGTCTGTGTAAGTTTGCAAACTCTTGAAACTCGTCTAATACATATTTGTAACTGTTGTATTGTTGGTCATCAGGGAATTGAAAGTTTCCTGTAACAGGAGGTGTGCAACTGTTATAATCAAATGCCACCTGAAATGATACATTTAATGTCCATCCACCTAGGATTGTTTCAAACCTTTCTATGAATGGGATAATATCTGGATCATAATCTACAATCAAATCCCAACTAAAATTACCTTGTTGCTCTGTATATGATTGTAATAGAATGGTCCAAACGTCCATAGCTGTTCTTAAAGTATCTGACATTATTTCAGCCTGATTTGACTGATCATCATCTACTCTATCCATAATAATAATGGAAAACTTATAATGCAGATGATTCTCATTTAACCTAACATCTCCTGGCACAACATACATTCTTGTGTATTTTGGCTCTTGTTTGGTCACAATATCGTTTGTGCACTGTGCAAGGTCACCAAAACCAAATGATCCGATCTGTGGATGATGGTAAGCAATTGAACTTAAGTCTGCTACTATCTGTTTATAATTTATTGAACTTGTATTCATTCTATTAATAAATATAAAATAATCTGAAAAGTCATATGAAATTAAACCTGACCCATCATTTTCTTCTGAGCTTTAATTTGTTCCTGTTCCCACGATATTAAATAGGACAGTTGATTAAGCACTTCTGTTATGTTTTTTTGGTAGATGTATTCGTGCTTAGTAAAATCGTTGTCAGCAATTTTGTTGACGACAAGAAACCAGCCGAAGGATTTTTGGAAGTTAGTTTGAAAATCGTCCTCCACATCCACCATATCAATTTGATCTGCATCCATACGTTCATTTTCGTCCCCAAAGATTGTGGGGTAAAGTTTGAAAATTTCGTTACGAATTTGATAAAAAAAAACTGTGCGCCTAAAACGAACTTTACATCTAATTTCTTTTTGAACAATTCTGCTCGTTTTGGTAAAGTTTGAATGTCGTATTTCTCTATTTCAAAGTTATGTTGTGAGTGTTGTTGAACTATTGGTCTATACATTACTGCTGCCAAAATATGTAGCATATCTAATAATTCATCTGCTTTCTTAGTTGAAATGGTATCCATATCAATAAACTCAGCAAAGGTTATGTCTTTCCAATTAGGGAAGAAACCATATTTAATACCATCTAATTCAAAACTATCAACAAATGCAACATCATCTTTAGTGGGCATATTATTGGTGATATAGTTGCATATATACGCAATCTCTTCAAAAGGACAATCTAATAGATCTTGTAATGGACAATTAGCTACTGTGCTAATTAGCTTGGCAGCAAAATAATCGTCATTAAACAAATCTTTAATCTTATAGATCTTTGCATATTGTTCAATAGTTATTGTTTCACCAACTTCATATGGTTCTCCATCAATCTTAAATCTAAGCATATTTTATATAGTTTTATACGAATGCCATACTGTATCTACCAGTGGTCTTCATATTCTTAATCTCAAAGTACATCCTCATCATCAATGCGTCAGATATATCGGGTGATTTACCCAGGATCTTCTTCATATCATCTTTGGACATTACTGCGACTTTATTATCTTTATCTACGTCCTTTAATTTTACGGACAATAATTCTTGTGTTAAATCATCTATTACCTGTGGGTTTATTATGTTTAAACTAATCTTGCTTTCTTTAAACAGTTCAGATAGTTTTACATAACATTGTGACTTAAGGTTGCTGAAGTTCTGTTTGTGTAGTGGTGATGAGTTGTTAACAAAATTTGTTGCTCTAAGCTGGTCACTAACTCCTCCGCCTACACCATCACTATCCACGATAACATTCGTAGGATGTATTCCGTACTTAGCTATTAGTTCCTTAATTTCAGCCGATAATTCTGTGGTTGATAGTTTGCTATAGATAAATACTTCTAGGGCAACCAAGCCACTCCAAACGATCGCTACGGACCTGTCAGCACCAAACCTTGCTACGTCCACTGACATATACTTCTTATCTGTTGCTTCTGGTGCAAATTTGAATACCGAATTGGATATACTATCAAAGTCAAATATATTATCACTCTCTTCCATATAATTCCAATCACCTTCTAGCAATCTTCGTCTTTGTGCTGGAGGTAATGACTTAAGCATCTCAATATAAGATGCTGGTAAGTGTGGGTTATCTAATGGTAATGCTGGAACAAATGCCATATTGCTTGGTAATGTTTCCTGTACGTGTGGTATATAAAACACTTTCTTAAGCCATACTTGACCTGGGTTACACGTTAATAATAACTTTGGTTGTAATCCATATTGATCTAATTTAAATCTCATACGAGACTTTAAGATATTGTAAGCTAATTGACCAATCTGTGCTGCCTCATCTACGAATACTGCTGTAAGTTCCAAACCTCCTAATGAATCAAAGTTGGGATCTGATGGTTGAAACTGCAAATCTTTTAAAACTATCTCAGATTTATTTGTAAATGTAATAACATTGCTTTGCCCGTTATAGACATAATGCTCACTCGCTTTTAACCCCATTGATTGTAAGGTTTCAAATAACGTATTAAGAGTTGTTAGTTTTAATTGTTGTAATACAGTTCTACCTATCAAACATCTTATACCAGGATATTGTAAACATAATGTGCTAATCCATAAACAACCTAACCAAGATTTACCAGCACCAGCTGAACCACCATACAACACTTCATTGGTTGTATTATCCATCAGTAGTTTCCAAGCCTGACCTTGCTTTTTAGTTAGTTTTATATTAATTTCCATACATAAAGTTATAAGCAAACAAATCAACTATATCAATATTATCATTCACTTCATTATCCCATCTATTCTGATCGTGCAATACATCACAATCTACCCTGCCTCTTTTACATCTTAACATCCAATCTTCTCTGGTCTTGTTATGGTAGTGATTTAAATATGCCACATTCATAGGACCATTAGGGTTGAATGGACCAAGAAACTTATTGCCGTTGGTATCCATTGCTGATCCATAACAATTGTGTGGTAATTGCAACCTATTATTACTATCCCTTTTAACCATAACCTTAACGTGTTGATCTGGGTTTTTATTTCTGTTTTGGAACATTTTAATTAACGAATTAGACGTTCTTGTTTCTAATCCACACGAACCAAACATATACCAGTTAAATGACAATACAGGATGGTTACCATATTCCTCAATAAACTCCTTAACATTGTTGTGCTTCTTTAAAATTAGAAACTCATCACAGTCAAAAAATGCAACCCAGTCATACTCATTATCTGTGTCTAAGAAACTATTGTATACTGCTAATTGAATAGCTCTGCCATCAAATTCTCTCTTCTCAAGGAATGGTCTTTCTATATCTGTTCTCCAGTCATTCTGGTACATTATAATTTTATCAAAGCCAATCTTATGATTGTAGTCTAACCACTCATCTAAATAGTAGTCTTCCCATTTTGCAACACATACTAATGCTACTTTCATTTATAATAGTTTTATCCAGCTTGCGTCTTTATATGTTTTGTCAGGTGTTTCAAACTTTTCATCCACAGCTTTCTTAACACCAACCCAAGGTCCAACATAATCGTGACCACCAATAATACCACCAGATTTAACTAACGGTAGATAGTTATCAATATCAATCTTAACTTGTTCATATGTGTGGATACCATCTATATAGATAAAGTCATATGTCTCACTATCCAGTTCTTTAACCGCATCATCTGATGTTAATCTAAGCGTTTTAATGTTTGGGAATGGAGAAGTTCTTCTAATGTATTCATCATATACCTCATTAAAGTTAAACTTGGCTGTTGGATCTTCTGCGTGATAGTCTGGTAAGAATGGATCAATTGCAATCACCTCTTTAAAGTGTTCTGCAAATATGATTGTTGATTCACCAATAAAGGAACCAATCTCAATCATTCTCATCTCTTTGGTATTACCCAATTCGCTTATTAGTTCTCTTAATCCTTCTGATGAAATGTTGTCCCTCATTATGGATTGATCTTTGTTAATTGTGTACATATAGTATTTTATCTATTTTAATTATTTGTGCTTCATTAAATCTGGCTAAGTACTCTTCAACGAAATAATAGTCTGCCTGATTTATATCCGATTTAAGCCTTAGTTTTTGTGCGTTGAAGGTTCTGGTCATAAAGTTACCAATGTCAATCTTACCATACTCTATATCGCAATTAACAGGTATATAATCATCCTTTACCCAGTTATGTACCATATTGCAGAATACAAAGTTCACATCATCTCTTACCACTGATAAGAAGTTATCCACAAATGTAGGAGCATAATAATTATCTTCTCCTGTCATCACCAACCATTCCTCTGTTGCTTTCTCCAGTCCGTAATTACGAGGCGTATGTCCCCAGTCATTATAGCGTTTGTCTAACACTGAGAATTTAATCCTATCATCTGATTCATAATAGACCGCAATGTTTGCTATCTTTATTTGCACATCTTCTGGTGGACAATCTGCAACAACGTGAATGGTCCAGTTGGGATTTGTCTGTGCAACAATTGAGCTAATGCAAGTCATCAGCAAGTCTGTTCTGTTATAAGTCGGTATTATAAATTCTATTTTCATATATATGGTAGGCCAAAAACGAAGTTTAGCGTGTGGAGTGGGTAAATTTTTTTAGTTGTCTATTTGAATGTTAATAGAGATTGCTTCACCGTTTGATGTAATATCTATCTTACGTTGTTCCAATCCATATAACTTATTAATATCAGCTAGAGTTTCGCGTTCCACCCTTTTATTGTTGTCAGCTCTGGCCCTAGCAAGTAAGTCAAAGTACCTAGATAACTGCTCTGAGATGACCTCTTCCGTCTTTTCTTCAAACCTGGCTTTAAGTCTATCTTTAACGTCTTTCCAAATACTTTCAGCTGAACGTTCGGTGATGCCCCATCGTTTGGCACCTTGTTGTCTAAATTCTGTGTAGGAGAGTTTTTCATAGAGTATCATTTCAAATGCGTCAGGTATTCTTTCTTCGTAAGTGGCTATATTAGACTTTCTTCCGCCTGCTTTTTTATTTTCTTGTTCCATTATAATTTAATTTTTAATGTATGTTTAAGGTAATTCTGCAAGATTCTTGTCTGAGTATGAACACAACTAGGACAATTAAAATCAAAGTCCTCATTGAATAAAGCTTGAAATACCTGTCTAATAAATACTTTCTCATTCTCTTTAGGACTACCTAACATTATATATGCTTTTTTAATATCATCAACTGATGGTATATAAGGTTCTAATTCAAATGGTAATGGTAATTTCTCTACCACAACTTCCTTTGGTTTCTTGCAGGTCTTACAACCTTTCTTTTGTTTTCCAGGGTTTTCAATTGAATTAAGTTTAAGTCTTTCCAATCTGTCTAGATTGATTTGATCAATATCAAATTTGCTCATCGTCTAAAGGATTAATTGTATCTATATTATTGAACCAATCTATGGTTTCTTCTCTTAATGCTTGTGCATATTGATCCATTTCCCTTGCGTGTTGTTGCTCAGGTGTTTGTGGTATTACTATTGGTTCTGGAGTTTGTACCACTGGTGCTTTCTTTTTACCGCAATTACATCCCATTTTGTTTTTCTGTTTTAACTACTTCCTTTTCTTCCATCATAAATTTATACAAATCCAATAGTTTTTGTCTTTCTTCTTCTGGTTGTTTATTAATTTGATCCATTGTTTCTTTGCTTATCTTTTGATAAAGCTTATTTGCTTCTCGTTGTCTATGTCTTTTTAATCGTCTAATTCCTGATGCTGCCATTTTATATAGTTTTATATGCGTGTATTACTCCTTGATGATCTAACTCAACTGAGTTAAACTTATAGTATTCTATTGTAAATCCATTGTCTTCTAACAATCTTTCACAAGATACTAAGCAAGGTAAATTATGATATTCCACCCCGATATGTTTAACCGAGTCTAGGTACTTACTATCCAACCCATTTAAATACAATTCTCCGCCCTCTACGTCAATCTTTACGACCGTGGGCTTGTAATACCCTAGGTAAAGCTCAAACTTCTCTATACGGTCAATATAATCCATTACGTTGATGAAGTTCTTTATTGAATAGTTTTTCTTAAACCAATCATATGATTGTTGTGCTGGGTCAACACCTATTACCTTTGCAGCTCCCTTTTCAATCCAATACATTGGTGTGGGTGTAAATTCATTGTTGTTTATTCCACAACCTAAATCTAGGATTGTCTCACCTTTTATTGGTAAGAACTTCCAATGGTCAGCTGGGTTTTCTGTCTGAATGTAATCCTTAATCTGTCTATCCATTATCTGTTTAATTTATCTAATACGTTTTTCTTGATTAGTGTTCGGCTTTCTTTAAGGTAATTTGAGATTGATGATAGTGGTATAGTTGTTTTATGTGCCACCTTCTTCATTGATCCTAGCGTCATATACATTTCAAATAACGCCTTTCTAAACCAATCAAGTTCACACCATTCCTCTTCTAATATATCAAAAAGTATTTGTTTTTCAAACTGTTCTTGTTCATCAGTCATTGTAAGTATCTCTGTTATGTCTGTATACTTCTGTATTTCCCTGCGGACTTTGTAATAGAATGGGGAGGTATTTGAATACCAATTGGTTCTCAGGATTGAGACAATGTAATATTTGATTTGATTGTCGTTATATTCTTTTAATATAATATTATCCTTGGCATATAATTGGAGAATTACCTCGTGTAGCAGGTCTTGAGATAGATCGTTGTTCTTTGTTATTTTCTTGGATATACTCAGAAGTTCATAGTAGTTCTTCGTTATATAATTCTCAATGGTTTTATTCATTAATTAATATTCTTAAGTCATTCAAGACCTGACATATCTCGTAGTTTTCCAATTCCTCGTTTGTTAAGATTGAACTTGTTAATAGATGGTCCAATATGGTTAACCTATTAAAATCAGGGTTTATTTTATTATCTAGTATAGTTAGTAGTTCATCTACTAAATTTTCACATAGTTCTCTTTTACCTTCTTCGTTCAATACCCAATAGTCTTTTGGTATTTCTATTTCTCCTACCTTAATGTGTCTTAGCATAGAAACGTTTTCCTTTTAAATAGTTGAATACGGTTGTGGTGCCTATATTCAATTTTAATGATATTTGCTCATACGTATCACCGTCTGCTCTTAACTCAAAAATCTTATCATATATCTCTTGAGTCATCCATTGCTTTATCTTCCTGTCAGGATTATTAACCCTTTTATATTTTTGTACTCTACCCTCAGCTATCTTTGGAAAATATGCTCTTCCATTGACAATTTCTTTATATCCTGGCTTATACCATATACCTGTTGCTTCATCATAAATATACTGCAAAGCCAACATTACACTAAAAGTACAAGACTTTTGATATTTGTCATTGTATTTGTTTGGTGTAGCACTCACTCTTTCTGATCCACAATTCTGTTCTAATTCAATCTCACGTTCTGTATGTCTATCTGTTTTCTCTTTAGATTGGATACATAACTTACATTTAAGCATACGAGCCCCATTTCTTTTATTATGAACATAATAATTATCAACTGGTTTCCACTCATTACAAGTATTACATTTCTTAAAGTTGGGATTATTACTATATAATTTATCTGGATTTTTTCTTTTCAATCTGATATTATACAGACATTCTGTACATTGCTTCCTTGTTCTCATCTTATTTTGTGTTGAATGCCAATATGTGTGAAACTTATCTTCTGTCTTTTCTACGTTACAAACATTGCATCTTATCATAAATATCAAGAAATAATAGAAAATCCCGCAGGATGTTGGAAGCTAACCTACGGGACTTAGTATGGGAGCCAAATATTACTATCAGGCTAATATAAATATAGTAAATTTATCTCAATAATCAAAGATAAAATCGGAATAGTTTTCAGATAGATTTATCTGTATATTGCAGTATTTCAATATGTGCTTATCCACGGATGTGCGTTCATCCATTGGTACTTCATATAAATCAAGTATGTATAAGTTCTTGTCATTGATAGACAAGTTATCAAATTCCTTAATTGTTAATGAACCTTCTCTTTGAGCTTCTGTTATTAATAAACTTTTCATATATATAAATATATTAAAAATATGTGGATAAAAAAAATAATTGTAAATATTTTGGATTTTCGGTATTTCTGTGTATATTTACATTATAGTCGCACTTCACAATTTACCGACATTAAAGATTTTAAGGGTTGTCTAAGAAAACTGAGGTGAAGTGCAGTGAGTATTAGATGACCCTTTTTTATTAAAAAAAATTAATAATATGGCTAAAAGATTTACAGATAGTGAAAAATGGGAAGATCCGTTCTTTACTAATCTATCAAATGATGAAAAGGTAATTTGGATTTACCTATTGGATCACTGCGATAATGCTGGTGTTCTTAAAATTAATATAAAAAATATTAATTATTTTTGTATTACAAACATAACGGTTGAGGAATTATTTATTATATTCCAAGGTAGATTAACCAGAATATCGGTTGATACTTGTATTATTAATAAATTCTGTATATTCCAATATGGACCAGATTTTCTTAAAAGTAATAATAAAGCAGTTCAATCTGCTATTAAAAAATTAATTGAGTGGGGTATAGTTCAATTAGTTGGAAGTAGTTATACCCTATCTATACCCTATCAATACTCTATCGATAGCCCCAAAGAAGAAGAAGAAGTAAAAGAACAAGTTAAAATAGAAGACAAAGTTAAATATAAAGTTAAAGATAAAGTTAAAGATAAAGTTATGGATAAAGATTTTGATAAAGAACAAATTGAAAGAAGTATACAATTAAATGATAAAATCCCAAGCGAATATAAAGAGATAGCTTTGTCTATACTTTATGGGGATGATATTACTATATCAGAGTTAGATAGTTTAAAACAAAATAAACATCACTTCAATGGTTTAAAAGCTATTCACAAGTATTTCAACGAAGTTAATATAACATTTTAAAACAAAAATTATGAAAACATTAAAAAAGATCCTATCTTTACAAGAGAAAGTAGAGGTATTGTTAACAGACTATCCTGAGTTAAAAGATGATGACAAGCTATTAGTCACTCAAATTTGGGATTACGAATTAAAAAAATTAGAGATTGATCCAAAGACAACGACAGTTGATGGTTTCTTTAAATTATATCAGAACAATTTCTTACCAATAGCTGACGTTATTACAAGAGCTAGACGTAAAGTACAGGAACTTAATCCTGAGTTGCGTGGTTTGACTTGGAATGAAAGACACAAAGAAGGTGAAGATATTAGAAAAACAATATAAAACTAGATAAAAAATGGAAGCAGTTAAAATCAAATCAACACAGGAACAGATTGTATCTCAATCTCAACTAGACAGATCATTGGAATTTCTTAAAGCACAAGAGGTTAAATTTGGTCTCAAAGAGTTTATTGGTGTGTCAGCAGTATTGGAAGATTACGTAATACACGGATGGTCCAAGGAATTGAATACACGAGTAGCCGCATTAGATAAATGGTTAAAAGAAAATAAAACTAAATAAAATGGAAGCAAAACAAACTACTTACGCTAACCCCGTAAATTACAAGAAAAGAAGAGTTAATATGTTGAATGACATAACACTTAACTCAATGAATAAGGATAACGAGATTATCCCAGTAACACTTCAAAAGGGTAGAAAATACACGATAGAAGATAGCTGTAAGATTAATACTGATGGTGTGGCTATTATGCTATGCACCATTTTTGATAACGCATTTGGACATAGATATGAATGTATCTTAGAATGTTCAGACGTCATTGATTTGTTTCTGTACGCAGAATTAAGTCAGTACTAAAGACATTGGGTAGTCCTGGTGAAACTACCCTTTGTTTTTTTTGTTTTTTTGTTATATTTATATTCAGGAGGGTGGTTTTTTTATTCTATTAAAATTTAATCAACACGCCATGTTCATTAGTTATAATCACCCTCCTATTTTAATACGTTTTTTTCTATAATATATAATACGATCGGAGCTACGTTTCTACGTTGGCTCCTTTTTTTAAATTGATTTTAACATTTTAATGAATACAGAAAACCCCAGATTTTTTAAGTCTAGGGTTTCTTATTTTAAGGCGATTTAAGGCTACTTCTTTTCCCATTGGGAATAACATATACCTGATGCTTGTTCAGTGTCGTATTCGTCAGATATGGCGGCAATACAGCGACTTATGTATTTGTCTTGTAACTCGTCTTTTTCTGGTGAAGGAATTGGGAACCCTTCTTTAACCTTTCTTTGTTCTTCTTTGATCGGAACACAGTTGGGTGATCCATCAGGTTGTAATCCAATTGGCTCATAACCTTCCCAACACGGATTAGGTTCAATATCCATTTCTTTTGACTTAACACCTTTTTGTGTTTGTAGTCTAAGTTTGATGATTTGATCTATTTTCATATAAAACTATTTTAAACTTAATTGAT